ACAACGGCCGGCGTACCCGTTGTGGAAATGTCCGTCGGTGTGGTGTCTTCCATGTGCAGCGTGGCTTGATCGCTGATTTCGAACCGCGGCCCGTCGCCGGTGACGCTGACGAAGTCGGCGGCGTCGATGACGATGACGGTGCCGGCGGGCACCGTGCCGGACTGGATGATCGGCCAACCGCCGAGGCGGCCCTGGCCGATTTCGTCGCGATACGGGAACACGCCGGCGCCGGTGGCGATTGCAAACGCCGCGCTGTTGACCTGTTGCGGATTCATCAGCCAGACCGGCTTGCGCACGTTGCCGAGCGTGCCGGTAAGCAAGGCCCCCGACAGTTGCTTGATATCGCCGGTGAGGGCAGCAAATCCGCCGCCGGCGGTCGGTGTCAGGCCAGCGACGCCGTTGAGGATGCCGGCCGGCCGCACCGCCGTCGCCGCATTCGCGTCGAGCAGAACGGAATCCGTCGCCACCGAGGTGTCGTACACGATGGCATCGCGCAACAGTCCCTCGATCGCCGGCATCGAATGCTCGTCGAGTTCCCGCGTCCAGGTCGTGATGACCGCCATTTTCATGGGCGTCAGGGTGAGCGACGTAAAGGCGCCCTGGCGAACCGGAATCGGCAACCCTTCACCGACGAACGATCCCGCGATGGTCGGCGTTCTCGACCGCGTCGGGATGATTATTTTTGCGTTGCGGCCAAATCCAAGCGACAGACCCATTCCCGACAGCGGCCCGAATACCGATGCGGCCATCAGGATTTGCATGAAATCGACGACGATCTGCTGGGCCAGCTCCTTGGCCCATCCGGTCACCGTGGTCATGGCCGCGGCCGAGGCCGCCTTGGTCTGCCAGTCAATCACTGCCTTGAGCGGTTCGTCATCGCCGAAGATGGCGCGCGCGAGGTCCATCGCCGGCTTGCGCTCGTGATACGCCAGCAACCGCAAGGCGCTGGCACGGCAAAGCAGATCGATCGTATCGAGCTTTTTCGGTGCAAAACCGAACGGCCTTTGCGCTGGCAGTTGCGGCGCGCTGTGCCCACCATTGTGTTTGCTCACCAGCGAGCGACCACCGGCGTCACTGGTCATGGCAAGATTGCGCTCGCTGTCGCGCAACATCGCCAGGACTTCCTTGTCGTGGGCAATCTCGGCGTTGGCCTTTTTCACCGTCTCGAGCAAATCGTCGGGATAGTCGCCGTCACCGACGGCGTCGTGCAACGCCTCGAGCTTGTCGGTCTTTTCGACAATCAGGCTTTCTTTCTCTTTGATCTTTTGAGCGAACGACATGGTCGCGCCCTTTCCTACTGGCGATGACATATCAGCGTGCCCGCTGGTGAGCCCGCGCCGTCTGATCCCGCGTCTTTTGCCTTTCCCGGCGAAAACGAGATCGATGGTCACAGGCGAAATCTTGAGCGACTTGGCGATGGCCAGCGCATTCGGGTTTGCTGGCACCGAAACCAGGCTGGTCTCGACCAGTTTCTGCTTGGTGTACCTGTAGCCGCTCTTTTCCTTGTCGAGCGGCTCAAACTCTCTCGGCTGGAAGCCGACCGATACCGCGCGCAATAGGCCTTGCTCGACCAGACTGATGACCTCGTTGATGCGATCGGACGTTCCGCGCCGTGCCAGCTCGAGCGTCCCGCGCAGTTGCTTGTTCTCGGTGCGGACATTGGTCCAGCGACCGATGACAAAGTCGCTTCTGTGATTGAACAGCGCTGGTGAATGCTTCCGGAAGTCCGTCAGATCCCAGCCGTCAGCCATAATCACGTCGCCCATGCGATCGGGCGTTTCGTCCGACATGACATATTCGAGCCCGTCGGCCTTGCTGACATGGGTCTTATGACAGATGTCCCTGGCGCTACGGTCCGTGTCCCACGCGTCTTCCCAAATCAATTGACAAACATCCTCGTCGCCGAGTTCATCGCCGCAGCGGCTCATGAAATCATCATAGGACTCGGTGTCGTCGGGATAGAGATCGCTTTGACGCTGGCGCAGTCCCATGGCAGCCTCCTTCACGTCCGATCGAGCGGCCAGCCGTCGGCGTCGACGCCGGGCCGCCCGTGTTCAAACCTTTGTTTCGTGGAGTTGTGACAAGACTCGCAGAGCGACTGCAGCGGACCGAGCACGAACTTGTCCCAGTCGCCGCGATGCGGCTCGACGTGATCGACTATGGTTGCGCGAACGACGAGCCCGTTATCAGCGCAGAACTTGCAAAGTGGATGCGCACGCAATTGCAGCCGCCGCCGGCGCAGCCAGTATCGCGTCGTATAGAACTGATGCCACCCACCGGGCGACCAGGCCACTTCTTACTGCGCGGTCTCGACCGCAACTGCAAACTTGCAGGCCTCTCGTTGGACGACCGGATGTCCGCGGGTGCCCGACCTGAACTTGATAAACTTGATCGACTTGGTCCAAGCCTCATGCACCACGATGCCGGTATTGGCCTTGGCCACCAGCGTGATCTCGCCGCCATCGGCCGTGTAGAGGTCGTTGTACAAATTGCCGTCGCTCGACACCTGGAAGGTCATGTTGGCCGCCGTGTATTCCTGCGGCACGGTGATGCGCACGATGGTGCCGGCCGAGCAGTCGGCACCGTCGGAAAGCGATTCCCCGGCAGCGATGGTCGGCCCGTCAACGATGGTCAGCATTTTGTCCTCCGTCCAATGTTGTTAATATGCGCAGCGAGATCAGCGTCTCACCGCCAATCTCGCCACTTGACACCGAATAGCCGTGGGAGGCCGGTTCAATGCCCAAATTGGTTGATCTCACAGGACAGCGCTTCGGTCGGCTTGTTGTCGTTCGACGGGCCAACAAAACCGATGCTCGTGGTCGCGTCTATTGGCTATGCCAATGTGATTGCGGACAATCCAGCAGTCCCAGCGCGACCGGACTTCAGTCCGGCAATACCACTTCATGTGGTTGCCGTAAGTACAGTGGAAACTATCGTCACGGTTACACCAGTTTCGGCGGGACAAAAAACCATCCGATCTATCACGTCTGGACCTCGATGCTTTCTCGATGCAACAACCCAAAAGCTCAGCAATATAAAAACTATGGCGCTCGCGGCATCAGTGTCTGTGAGCGATGGAGCAACAGTTTTCCCAATTTCCTTGCCGATGTTGGTGAGCGCCCGCACAAAGGCCTGTCAATCGACCGCATAGACAACAACGGAAATTACGAACCCGGTAATGTGCGGTGGGCCACCCCACTGGAGCAAACCCACAACAGACGATCACGGACCTTGGACGATGATGCTGAACTGGCAAGCGATCGGCTGCATCACCGGACTTGATGTGGTGCCCGATCGCAACTTGATCGCGGTGCAACAGCACAATCGGTTCGGGCTGATGGCCACCATGGAATTTTGCTTGACGTTGAAACTAAGCTCTTTCGCCGTCACGCCATCGTACAGATCGTAAAAGTTCACGCCGTCTGCCGAACCTTGCACGCTGACCACCACGGCCGGTGCCCAACCAGCCGGCATGATGATTCCGATGATCGGGCCGGTAATGGCGACGGCGGGGGTGATCGTACCGCGGGCGGCTATCGTCGCCGTGACAATGGCTATCGTCATGCTGCAGCCTCACCCAATGAGTGACTCGATGTCGATCGGCTTGGCCACGCGATCGCGCGCCCGCAACCCGAGCAGCATCGCCAACGCCACCGCGCCATCGATGCGAAACCGCGCCTTGCCCTTGTCGAGCTTGCGATTGCCGGCCGGATCGGTGGTCGCAATCGCGTTGCCGATGTTCCAGTTCATCAGCGGATTGTTGTTGTGCACCAGCGAGCGTTCGCTGATCGCCAGCTCGAGCGCGTCGATCGCCGGCGCCATGTCCTTGAAACCCTGGCCCCACGGCACCACCCGCAACCCGTCGCCGCGCTCGCCGTCCTTGTAGGTCTGCAGCCCAAGCCGGTCGAACTCGCGCATCAGCTCGTCGATCCGCCAGCGATCATACGCCAGGCCGCGAATGCGATAGCGCTTCGTCAGTTCGGCAATGAACAGCGCCACCACCGACGGGTCGATGCTCTTGCCCGGACTGACCTTGAGATGGCCGGTCTCGTGCCATTCCACGTAACGCTGGTTGCCGGCGCCGAAGTCGCGATCGGAATGTTCGCGCAACAAATCGGCCGGTTTCCAGAACAGCGACTGCACGCGCATCGGATCGTCGACCGAGCCGATCACCAGCGCGGTCAGGTCCAGCACGCTCGACAGGTCGAGCCCGAGATACACTTCCTCGCCGGCGACAAACTCGACCGCGCCGGCACAGGCAAACCATTCGGCGCGCGAGATCAGCGGCGAACTCGGCGATACCCGCTGATTGAGAAACAGGTTGCGCACCTTCGGTTCTTCGCCCGGCATCCGCATCGCTTTGAACACCGCGGTGGCCAGGTCTTCACGATCGCGGAAGATGCCGAGCGCCGGATTGGCCTTCTCCCATTGTGCCTCGTCATCGAGCGCACAATCTTCATCCGCGGCGTATAGGTGGCAGACGATGGCCGGATCGGTCTTCGCGAGCCCGTCGTCGATCAGTTTCGAGAGAATGTGCTCCGGGTCATTCGATTGCGTGCTGATGGTGACAAACAGCGGCTCGTCGCGGGCGCCGAACGAGGTATCGAGCACGTCGTAGAGATCGCGGCTCTTCGCCTGTGCCAACTCGTCGTAAATCACCAGGCTCGGCAGGTACCCGTGTTTCGTTCCGGCTTCAGCCGACACCGCCCGATAGATCGAGCCGGTGATCGGCGCAACCATGGTCTTGGTCGACGGCACCATATCGATCATCGCCAATAACTCGGGATCACACTCGACAATCTGCCGCGCGAACTTGAACACGATCGCCGCCTGATCGCGATCGTTCGCCGCGCTGTAGATTTCGCCATTCGGAATTGCTTCCGGCCCGACCAGATGCGCCAGCGCCAGCGCCGCGATTAGCGCGGTCTTACCGTTCTTCCTCGCGATCGACAGAATCGCCCGGCGCACTACCCGGCGGCCATTCCGATGCGGCTGGTAGATGTCCCGAATCCACGCCTTCTGCCATGCCGCCAGCTTGAAACGCTTCCCCTGTCCCATCCCGCTCGGCACCGTCAGGGTCTCGATGAACTTGATAACGCGCGCGGCGCGCCGCTTTCCGTGCGGCGTCACTTTCACTTCCGCCCAGGCCGCCAATGAGGCCGGAGAACTTTGATTGGGCGCTGTTGTTGGCGTTGCCGGCAGCGATGCGGGCGCGGGCGGCAGGAGTAAATCCAAATTCGCTTGCATACCTCACCATGTCCGAAGCGGCCTTGTTGGCAGTGCCTACCAGCGGGTTCTGGATCGCGTTGCCGCCGGTGGTTTTGATCATCAAGCCCTTGGTGAGCAGATCACGCTCGGCCATGCGCGCGATCGCTTCTTCCGCGTTCACCCAACGCGCAAATGCCTGGCAATACGCCGCGAACGGATGCTCATCGACCAGCGACAGCAAGCCCATGTTGTAGAGCCCGACGGCGATGCGCCGCCACTCGGCCTTCGCCGCGGGCATCAAGAACGCGGGCGGGACCGGAATGTCGGGCGCCGAATCAAATTCAGGCTCGGGCGGCAACGCGCGTTTGCTTGGATTGCCGCGCAGGAGTTTCAGATGGGTCGGAAGCTTCCTCGGACCAGGCATCTAAATTATTCCTTTGGTTTCCAACCCGGCCCGCCATTTGCAACACGCTCTCTCACGGCAGCATAGGCTTCCTCGAAGCTGCCGGTCACGTCCTTGTCGGAATCGTATCGCTCGGCTTGGACTTCCTCGTATGTCTTGCCGTCCAGCGCGGCTTTCTGCCCGGTGAAGTTCTGCCATCGCTCGATGCAGACATCGGCATAGGCTGGATTGATCTCGATAGCGTGACAGGCGCGACCGGTCATCTCGGCGGCGATGATCGTCGTGCCCGAGCCGACGAATGGATCGTAGACAGCCTGGCCGGGCGAGCTATTGTTCTCGATGGGGCGCTTCATGCATTCAACTGGCTTTTGCGTGCTGTGACCCGTTTCGGATTTCACCGGCTTGTTGATCTGCCACAGCGTCGATTGCGTTCGGTCACCCGACCAATGTGCCGTCTTGGTCTTGCGCACTGCATACCAGCAAGGTTCATGCTGAACGTGATAGTTGCCCCGCCCGATAGGGAATTGCTGCTTGGCCCAGATAATTTGCATTCGGATTTCAAAGCCGGCCGCGACTAATGCTTCAAAGTGATTGACCTGCATGGCACCCGGCGGGTGCCATGCATAGGCAACGTCACCGGGAAACAATGCCCACGCCTCGCGCCAATCCGTCCGGTCGTCATTTGAAACCTTGCCAATGGCTGTCCCAGCGATGGGAGAGCCATTGGCTCGAAACGCATGGTTCCGCCAGTCGGCGTTGTAGTTCACGCCGTATGGCGGGTCCGTCACCATGAGGTGCGGCCGCACACCGCCGAGCGCCTTGGCCACGTCGTCGGCCTTGGTCGCGTCGCCGCACAGTAGCCGATGATTGCCGAGCACCCACAGATCGCCCGGCCGCGTCACCGGCTCGACCGGCGCCTCGGGCACCTCGTCGGGATCCACCATGACCGGCACCTCATCGAGGCCCAACCGCACGGCACCTAGCACTCTCCCGTGCCCAGCGATGATCGTCCCCGCCTCATCGACCAGGATCGGCATCGTCCAGCCCCACTCGCGGATCGAGGCCGCAATCTGCGCCACCTGGGCGTCCGAATGGGTCCGCGCATTGCGCGCGCTCGGGATCAGCCCGGCGAGAGGCCGACGCTCAACCTGGTCCGCTGGCCAATGCATTTTGCCGGGTTCCAATGGCAACCCCCTACCGTTAACCTGCGGCCGCTAAAATTGGAC